TAAATCAATCATCGCCTAGTTCGCTCCCGAGCTAGGCGAGCAGTAGAAGGGAAGGGCTAATGCCTAACATCATTACAGCTTCGCAGCTAAGATCCGTCTTAGGCGTTAGCTCTTCTCTCTACGACGACGCATACTTAAACGACATCATCGACACGGCAGAACAGGCGATTCTCCCGCTGCTCATTCAGAACTCGACAGCTGTAATCGAGTACGAGCTAGACACTAACGTCGCGACATTCTTTACTCGTCGGACGCACCCTTTTGTCGTAGGACAGTCGATCGTCATTACAGGACTTCCAGCTCCATTTACAGCCACTCACACTCTTACAGTAGTTACAGACAGCTCATTCTCCGCAACTCTTACGAGCGCGGACGTAACTCGTCGCCAGATTATTCCCAACGGAACAGCAACTCTTAGCGGTTATTCAGCTGCAACTCTTTACGTCGGGAACTCATCGATCGAATCCGCTATCTACGCCGTGTCTATCGAAGTCTTTCAGTCTCGCACAGCTGCGGGCGGTCAGATCGAAGGCGTCGACTTCACAGCCACTCCGTACAGAATGGGCCGATCATTACTCAATCGAGTTATCGGGCTTCTTGGTAATTACATCGACGTCGAAACGATGGTCGGATAATGCCAGCCAGTTCGATCTTAACTAGCGTTCGCACTCCACTGAAGACAGCCATCGCGGGAGTAGCGGCTAACGTCTACGACTCAGTTCCAGAAGCTCCGATCGTTCCATTCGCAGCGATCACTCCGAACGCACCTTACTTGCAGCCTAACTTCTTGGGTAAAGGGAACGTAAAAGTCAAAGTAAATTTAGTTATGACCGTGGGAGTCGCGGTCTACGATAATCAGAGCGCACTCGATAACATCGAGAAGCTTGCTATTAGCATTCTGGCGGCTATTCCGTCAGGGTACGAAGTCGGAGACGTATCGAATCCGATTAACGTCACTGTAGGAGCTTCGGAGATTCTCGCACTAGAGATCCAACTAGCCACCTACTACACACAAACTAACTAAGGAGAAACAATGGCCACGACCGTCATTACTGGACGCGATCTCGCTATGACGATCGCGACTAAGAACTACGACGAACAGGCGACAAGCGCAACGCTTACAGCCGACGTCACTATCGAAACCTATAACACGCTTTACTCGAAGGCTTATAAGTCGATCGATTCACAATGGACGTTCGACGTCGAAATGCTTGCCGACTGGGGCGCAGCAGATTCACTCTGCGAAGCTCTATGGTCAGCGGCAGAGACAGCACCTAACACAGCTCTAGCTGTATCGCTCACAGCTGTTACAGGCGCAGTCTTCGCGTTTAACGTTCTTCCAGTGTTCCCAAGCGTGGGCGGCACATCGCCAGACGCTCAGACTGTTAGCATGAGCTTTACAGTTATCGGCGCACCTACAGAGACATTCAGCTAAAAATAAGAATCGGGAGCAAGAATGAAAATCGAACTAGAAGTAACTTACCTATCTGGAGAAGTATCTACCTACGTGGCAGCTAATCCAGAATGGGTAAAGTGGGAACGAAAGTTTAACGTAACAGTAAACGAAGCAGATTCTAAACTAGGACTCGAAGGGCTTAACTTCTTGGCTTATCACGCTATGAAGCGCGAAGCAGCGGGAAATCCCGTTAAGCCTTTCGAGATCTGGGTAGAAACTGTAGAAGCAATTAACAGTAAGAAGTCAGACCCAAAAGCTGGCCCGTCGGAAGCTTAAATCGCACTCTCATAGAGTTAGCGATCGCGACTCGGATTCCGATGAGCGAATGGCAGACGACGGAAGACATTCTTACAGCGATCGAGATTCTGGAGAGGCAGAATGGCAGACATTAAAGGCCGCGGCACTTATGCCATTACTGTCGATCCTTATGAATTTAAGAATCTTCTTGGACTTCTTGGATCATTTCCCGCGGAGTATCAGCAACTCGTAAGAGATCGCGCGCAGCCTATGTCTCAAAGATTAGCGGGCCAGCTTATGATGAGCGGCCTATCTGCTCCAGCTCCGCAAACTAAGCTAGTGGTAAGTTCCATTAAAACTCCACGCGATCGTCTTATTCGTGTCGACATCGGCGGCCCTAAGAAGGTCGGTCGTCCTTATGGCGGCGAAGCTTCTAAGAGTGGCAAGGGAGCTAAAGTTCGTCGACAAGCTGCGCCAGCTGGCGCGCTGTTATGGGGAACGGAATACGGATCTCATGGCGGAACAGATTCCATCGGTCGCGTATTTACTAATCGCTTTAAGACACCTTATAACAAGCGAGGCTACTGGATCGCTCCAGCGGTAGACTTCTACGTTCCAGTCGTAGCGCGAGAATACGCGCTTATGGTGCAACAGATCGCTAACGAATTGAGGTTAAAGTAATGGCGGGCATTCCGAAGATAAAGATTACTTTCGACGCCGACTTCGACGAGTTAAAAAAGGGCGTTAAAGGCGCGCAGAATGAAGTAGAAGGATTCGGATCTAAGGTAGGCGACTTTGCTAAAAAAGCGGGCGCAGCTTTTGCTCTAGCTGGCGCAGCGGCAGCGGCCTACGCTGGAAAGCTTCTGGTCGATGGCGTTAAGTCAGCTATCGCAGACGAAGCAGCTCAGGCTAAACTCGCAACGACTTTAGGCAACGTTACAGGCGCGACAGACGCCCAGATCGCAGCTGTAGAAGAACAGATCACTAAGACGTCACTTCTTACAGGACTTACAGACGATGAACTTCGTCCATCGCTGGATCGACTATTGAGAAGTACGAAATCAGTCGAAGAAGCGCAGAGATTACAAGCTCTGGCGATTGACGTCGCGGCTGGTAGTGGTAAGTCACTCGAAGCAGTTACAAACGCCATGGCTCGGGCCGCCGAGGGCAATACGACGGCACTGGGTAAGTTAGGCGTGGGACTGTCTGCCGCTCAGCTTAAAACTATGTCGATGGAGCAGATCACCGCTTCTCTGGCTAAAACATTTGAGGGCCAAGCTTCTAAGCAAGCCGATACATTTCAGGGCAAGATGGCCCGTCTTACTGTGGCATTTGATGAAGCTAAAGAGACCGTAGGTTCTTACGTTCTAGACGCACTTACTCCGCTTATCTCTGGCTTCGTAGACAAAGGCATTCCAGCGATTCAGAACTTCGCCGCTGGGTTATCGGAGACGCTAGGGCCAGCGTTCTCCGTTATCTTTAGAGTTATCAAAGAGGATCTTCTTCCGATTATTACGTCGTTCTTTAACTTCTTGGCGACCGAGTTCATTCCAGCATTAGGCGCGATCTTTGGGCCAGCTCTGCGGGGCTTGGCTAACGCATTCACGACAATAAAGAACGCGGTAGCTTCTAACTCAGAGGAACTCAATCCGCTGTTAACACTCTTTAAGGCACTCTGGGCATTTACGAAAGATAATTTAGCTCCGATTCTTGGCGGAGCGTTAAAATTAGCATTTGAGGGAATTGCCGCTCTTATCGCTGGTCTTATTACAGCGTTCGGAAAGTTCGTCTCGCTTTTAACTTCTGTTTACAACAGCGCGAAGAAGATTATAGATCTTATTAAAGACAATCCATTCACAGACTTCTTCCAAGGCGATAAAGGTAAGGGCCTTAAAGCTGGCGGGCCTTTACCCGATCCTATGGGTGATGAAGCCGATAATGGTTTAACTGGATTTATTTCGCCAGCTACGGGAGCAGACATCGGAGTCTATTCTCCAGCCATGCAAGCTGCGATTCGTCGCCGCGAAGAATTAAAGGCAGAAACGGCTAGACTTCGAGCAGAGCGCGAAAAGAGAGCAGCCGAACGAGCTGTAAACATTACGGTGAACGGAGCTATAGATCCAATCGCTACAGCTCGACAGATCGCTAACGTCCTTAACACAGAAGCAACTCTTAGCGGAACTTTCAGTAATCTAGGCACTTCTCGACTGGTCGCGATCTAATGCCATGGAGTCCTAACGCCACAGTTACGATCGACGGAGTGGACTTTACGGAAGAGTCTCTCTGGAACGTAACTGTCTCATTCGGGCGGACGACTATCTGGGAGCAAGCCCGCGCGGGTTATGCTTCTATCGACATCTTAAACATCACTAACACGGACTATGGATTCGACATGAATCTGCCAGTAGTTATTAAGGTCGACGATTCTTCGGGAGTTCCAGTAACTCTATTCACTGGGAAGATCTCCAATGTATCGAACAGAGTAGCCGCAGCTGGCCAGAATGGTTTAGCAGCTATCCAAACTATTTCGGCTATTTCGACTTTTGCAGACATGGCCCGTAAAGTTATCGGAGACACAAACTGGCCTAAAGAGTACGACGATGATCGAATGACGCGAATCTTTACAGACGCGGGAGTCACGATCGAAACTGTGGACACTCCGCCAGTTTACGAGTTTACAGCTAGAACGGCCTCTCCAAGCGACGCTTACTCTTTAGCTGCAACTTACGCACAGCAAGCGTTCGGCTACATTTATGAGACTCCGCTGGGAGAGGTCGGGTTCGCTAACGAGTCGCGCCGATTCGTCTCAGCTCGCGATTACGGTTACTTAAACATTTCGACCGATTACATTCTCTACGATAGCGTCCAGAGCCAGAAGACACTCTCGGACATCATGAACTCAATCGTTCTCAGTTATAAGGCCAATGCTCAGAAAACAGCTTCCGACGCTACATCAATTACAAACTATGGAATCGTCGCGGGATCAGTTACGACCGAGCTCGAAACTGGAACAGACGCTCAAACTCAGGCCGACCGTTATGTAACTCTTCGAGCTTATCCTAGAACTTCTTTATCTTCATTCTCGCTCCAACTTGATTCTCCAGACGTAACGAGCGGAGATCTAGACGCTCTTCTGGCTATCTCCATGGACACAGCTATAGAAATCGATAACTTACCCATAGCCATTAAAAACACGACTTACAAAGGGTTCGTAGAAGGCTGGTCTTTCAGCATTAACCGAGTCCAAGTAAATCTAACTTTCGACAGTAGCGACGTGACTTACTCGGTAACGCCGACAAGATGGCAAGACGTGGACGCCGCGCTTACATGGAACGCAGTAGGAGCTACGGTAACATGGGACACATACGACTAACGGATAGGAGACACGATGGCCACTAGTCCTAATTATGGCTGGACAGAGCCAGATAATTCAGGCTATGTAAAGAATGGCGCGCTTGACATGAGAACGCTTGGCAACGCCATCGATAACACTGTCTATGAGATCGCTAGTTACAAGCTGCAAGTAATTCACCCTTTTCTAATGATGGGAGCTTAAGATGGCCGTAAGTTATAAAGTTCTTGGACAGTCTGCTCCTAGTGCTACGACAGAAACAACGCTTTACACTGTTCCAGCTGCGACCGAGACAATTGTCTCGACTCTGACAGTGGCTAATCGATCAGCTACAGACGCAACTTTTCGTGTCTCGGTCTCGGTCAACGGAGCAGCTACAGCGACGAAAGACTACTTGGCTTACGATTTAACGTGCGGCGGTAACGGATTTATCTCTTTCACGATAGGAGCAACGATGGACGCTACAGATGTAGTTCGCGTTTACGCTTCTTCTGCGAATTTATCTTTTAACTTATTTGGAAGCGAGATCGCATAATGGGATTTACTAAGATACCCGCAGCTACAAATCGAGTTACGGAGTTTACATCGTCTGGAACATGGGTCTGTCCTAGCGGAGTTTATTCTGCCGAGTTCTTAGTCGTCGGCGCAGGTGGCGGCGGCGGTGGAACGTCCGTATCGAGTGCAACTTTCTACGCGGCTGGTTCTGGCGGTGGCGGCGGAGCCGTAAAAAGAGTAAAGCTTGCAACGATTCCAGGAGCTTCTTACACGATGACAATCGGCGCGAAGGGAACTGGATCGTCGGCAGCTGTCGGCGGTAATGGTGGTTATTCCGAGATCGTCTACAGCGGGACAACTTTAATTCGCTCATTCGGCGGACAGGGCGGTGGAGCTTGTATCTCAGACGTTGCAACACTTCCAACGGCTTCGCGAACACTCGCGGGAGCAGGTGGTGAAGGTTCTACTGGTTCTACTGCCGAAAAAATTGCCGCAGGTGGTGGTGGTGCAGGTACTTCAGCAAGCGCAGCTCCAAATTCAACAAATTCTCGAAATTATGGATCTGAAGGTACACCAGCAAATAGCGCAGTAACAACTGCTGCAACAAGTTTCAATTCTTTTGGAACTGGGGGCATTGATGGTTATGGCGCAGGTGGTAGTGGTGGAATAGCTTTAACAAGTGCCTCAACGCGCAATTCTGCAGGCGCATCTTATTTTGCAGGATTGGGGGCACTTTTAACAGCCACAGGCGCAACAAATGGAGCAGCTGCCGTTGCGAATACAGGTTGCGGTGGTGGCGGTGGTGCATCGCATACGTCTACAACTTCGACCGCTGGCGGTAACGGCGCAGACGGACTAATTAGAATCGAGTTCTTCGCATGAGAATCGCAATTATTGAAAATGAAGAAGTTATAAACGTAATCGTCGCAGATGAAGTTCCAATTAATGGGATCGAATGCGAAGATAAAGTCTGCGTAGGCTGGACTTATAAAGATGATTCTTTCGTCGCTCCGCCTATCGTTTATGCAGTGGAAGAAGTGACTTCATGAAGTATCCAATCGGAACAGCTGCCGCAGTGGTCGAAGTAGCACTCGCGGAAGTCGGTACAGTCGAAGAAGGTAATAACCTAACGAAGTACGGAAAGTTTACTAAAGCTGATGGTCTGCCATGGTGCGGATCATTCGTTAATTGGTGCTTTCATGAAGCGGGCGTAAAGCTTCCATCGATGGTCTCTACAGCTGCGGGAGCGCATAAGCTTAAAGAAGTAAATCGCTGGGTAGTGGCAGAACCTAAGATCGGCGACCTTGCATTCATGGACTTTCCGCACGATGGCGTCGACCGTATTAGTCACATCGGAATCGTCGTAGGAGTTAAATTTAAGACGGTTATCACTATCGAAGGTAATACTTCGGGAACTGGCGATCAGCGTAACGGCGGAATGGTAATGATTAAAGAGCGCGAGTATCTAAGCGGTAAAGAGATCGTAGGCTTCGGACGTCCTAAGTTCGTGGCTTATGCTGGCGATTATCCCATCGTCGAAGTACCTACTCAATCGGCAACGAAGCCGAAGAAAACGGAGAAGAAGAGTGGAAAACTTAAAA